GCCGCGCCGGTCGAGATAATCCACGGTGCCGTCCGGGTGGTACCTGACCTCGGCGCCGGTCGAGTCCGCGAGCTCGCGGAGCATCGTCGCGGCCGAGGTGTGGGTCGCCCCGTAGTCAATCGACGACGTCGTCTGCTCGACGACGCCGGTCGCGATCGACGCCGGCATCAGGTCGAGTATGTCCGACGCGATCACGTCGTCGGCGGCGGCGCGGCGAGAGAACTCGACCGGCGGCTCGTCGTCGAGCGCGTCGCGTTCCCACGAGTCGATCTGGACGGAGACGGTCGTCCCGTCGAACTGCCAGTCATCGAGCCGGCCGCCGAAGATCGCCGTCCCGGTGCCGTCCTCGACATACAGCTCGTCATCACGCCGATCGACGAGGTCGAGGACGTCGAGCCACTCGTCGCGGAAGACGGCCGCCTCGCAGCGACCGACCCGGTCGAGCGCGCGCTCGACGCTGATCGTCGAGAGGGTGACGCGCTCGTCGTCGATCGCGGTCGGAGACGGGACGACGAGCTCGGACGTCTCGCCGCTCGCGTGCTCGATGACGAGCGTCAGGTCGGCAGTCGCCACGATCAGGCACCTCCGAGCGGGTCACGGCCGGAACGCCGATCCTCCGCGACGCCGAGCGCCCGGAGGACCTCTTTCTGACTGACGTCGCCGGCGTCGAGCGCGGCGAGGAGCTCGACGACGCGCCGGAGGAGGGAGACGATTTCGTCATCCCTCGAGGCGGCCTCGACCGCCGCTGCGACGTCCTCGGCGTCGGCGCCCGCGTCGGCCTCGACCTCGCCGCGATCGGAGACCTGCGCCGACTGTACGACTTGCTCCCCCTCGTGGAGATACGCGCGCCCCTCCTCCTCGATGTACCCGCCGGTGTCGAGCTGCGGGAGGTCGAACGAGCCGCCGCCGACCGTCTTCGACGGGAGCTCGCCGCCGACCTCCTGACCGGCGATTTCGGTACTGATCGACTGACCGCCGACCTCGACCTCGGGGAGCTCGATCGAGTCCGGGACGACCGCATTGAAGCCCTCGCGGACGGTCGAGCCGATCGCGTCACCGGCGCCGGAGAGTGCGTCGACGACGCCGTCGAATATCTCGCCGGCGACGCCGATCGCCGACCCTTTGAGGTCCTCGAGGACGCCGATGACGGCGCCTTTGACGTCCCACGTCCCGGTGAACCACGAGACGAGCTCGCCCGCGGAGTCTTTGACGCCGTCGACGAGCCCGGTGAAGACGGACCTCGCCGTCGACGTCGACGCGCGGAACTGTGAGACGATCCGGCCCCACGTCCGACCGAGGTATCCCTCGATCGCGGACCACGCGCCTTCCCAGTCGCCGCGGATCGCCGCGAGCGCGACGGTGATCGACGTCGATATCAGGTCGAGCGTTTGGTCGATCACGCGCCGGACGGTCCCGATCGCGAGCTCGACGACGGCGGTGATCTCGTCGCCGAACGTCGACCAAAGCGTCTGATACACGCCGAGGTACAGGGAGAACGCCGTCTGTACGCGGGAGAGGAAGCCGTCGACGTACGGGCGGGCCCAACCGACGAACGACGTCAGTCGCGCCTCGAAGACGTCCCACGTCGCGGTGAACTCGGCCTCGAGCGGGGCAACGTGTGTCGCGTGCGCCGAGGAGAGGTACCCGAACAGGTTGTTTAGCGGCGGCATCGCGACCGAGACGGCCGTCTGTATCGCGCTCTCGACGGCGCCGAATGTCGAGTCGACGCCTGCCTCGAGCTGATCGAGCGTCGGTGGGACCGTCCGCTCGAGGTACCCGACGACGTCGTCGAGGTCGCCCGTGACGGAGCCGACGACGTCGTCGACGATGCCCTGTATCCCGAGGAAGTCCGTCTTCCACGCCGCCGCGAGGACGCCGGCGATCGCGACGAGCGGGAGGATCGTCGTCATGAGCGCCCCCATCGCGCCCGTCACGGCGCCGAGTGACGGGACGACCGCCGAGACGTTCACCGTCGAGAGGAACATACCGGCGGAGCCGGCGGCCATCATGACGGGCGCGAGCGCGTCGATCGGCCCGAGGAGCCCGCCGGCCGCGAGCTTCACGTCGTCGAAGCGGGCGCGGAGCCGATCCATCGTCGTCAGGGAGTCGTTCGCGGCCTCGGCGTGTTTCCGCGTCGTCCCCTCGGCGTCCGCGAGCGCCTGCTGTTGCGCCTCGAGCTCGTCGTTCGAGAGGCCGAGGGAGTTCATGAGTTTGTCCTGATCGCCCTCGGCCTCGTTCGTCGCCTGACGGAACTCGCGCATCGCCGTCCGGGAGTCCATCCCTTTCTCCTCGAGCGCGGCGAGGATCGCCGCCGTATCGTCGACGGAGAGGCCCATCTCCTCGATTTCGGGCCCGACCTTCCGGACGGTTTTCGAGAACCCCTCGACGTCCATCGTCGTGTTCCGAGCGATAAACGTGAAGGTGTCCATGTGCTCGTTCAGGTCCGAGACGTCCTCCCCCATCGCGTTAAGCGCGGGCCCCGCGCTCGAGGCGATCGACTGCGCCGAGGAGTCGGTCGCGTCGGCGACCATGTCGGCGGCCGTCGAGACCTCCCGGAGCTCGTCTTTCGTCGTGACTCCCTGACGGGCGAGCTCGTCCATCGTACCGACGGCGTCTCCCATCGGGAAGGTCGCGTTGCTCATCGAGGCGGCGAGCTCCTCGGTCTCGTCTCGAGTCAGCTCCGTCGACGTCGCCGTCCGGCCGAGAGACTCGCGCCACTTCTGCGTCGAGTCGAGCGTCTGCTGCATCGCGCCGCCGGCGGCCGCGATCCCGCCGGAGGCCGCCGCTCCCGCGGCGTCGAACTCGAAAAGAGTGTCTTGAGTGTTCTCGGCCGCGTCGTCGAATTCGTTACTCGCGTCGGCGGCCTCGTTCGCGTTATCGACGAAGTCGCTCGCGTCGAGCTCGAGCTCGCCGCCGAGATTATAGTCTGCCATTCTTCAATAGGTGTTCTTTGTCGCCGTCGTCCGCGCGTTTGACCGCCTCCTCGTACCACTCTATCCAGTACCGCTGATCCTCGAGCGGGAGTCGGCCGAACTCGGTGGGCCCGGAGACGCCGACGTGGGAGTACAGCCAGCCGAGATTCTGCCCGTAATCCGACTGTGCGAACTCCGCTATTCTGTCGGCGCGTTTCCCCCGAGCGCGACCGATCGAGCCGTCTCGACCGCGTCGATCATGCCGACCGAGTCGGCCCACCAGTCGAGGTCATACTCGTCCTCAAGCGACCAGCTCTCGAGCGTCCCCCACAGGTACTCGGCGAAGTCCGTGATCGCGCCGCCTTCCTCCTCGACCTCGTCGATCTTCTCGAGAATCTCGATCGAGGCGCGGCCGCTCGGCTTGCCGAACCGGAGCGCCCCCTCGCCGTCGACGGGGAGCGCGACCGTCCCGACGCGGCGGTCGGCGGTCATGCGGTACCCGGGCTCGTCGCCGGCGCCGTCGGTCTCGAGCTCGGCTGCGGTCGTCGCGTCGTTGTTCCCGTCGGCCGTGACCGGCTCCGACGGCCTCTCGAGCTGCCGGCGCGTCTCCTCGAGCTCGCGTCGACGCCCCGACGCGGCCTCCTGCTCCGAGGCGACGTCGTCGAGCGCGGCGATCAGCTCGCCGCTGTTCTCGAGTGCGGTGACGTCACTCATCGTTAGGCGGTGCTACCGATTTCGCTGGTAGTATCGAGCCGGAGCGCACCCTCGATGTACCCGGTCATATCGTACAGCACGGCGTTCCCGCCGTCCTCGTACGAGCCGATATCCCACCGGACGTTATCGAAGGAGTCGATCGTCTCCGCCTCGGTGTTGTCGATCGCGACGTCCTGACCGAAGAACCACAGCTCGGCGGTCGGCCACTCGCGGTTACTGTCCCGGATATACTCGTCGGTGTCCGGGTCCTTGACGCCGAACTGCTCGAGCGCGTCGCTCGAGACGGAGCGCGCCGTCTTGACCGTGATCTGCGGGTTCTCGTTCGTCGGGTCGACGATTGTCCGCGACCTCGTCGACGGCGTGTACTCCGAGGTCTCCTCGTTGAACTCGACGGTGATACTCTCCTCGGTCGTAAGCGCGACCGCGTGCGCGTCGCCGGCGCTGTCGATTTGGACGAGCGCGACCGTACGCGGTGCGAGTTTCGAATCTGACGTTTCGTTGATGCTCATGGCTGTTTACTCGTAAGTTGTGTTCGGGTCAGTTCGCTCGTACGTGACGCTCGTCACGCCGAGGTACCGATTCCGCTCGTCGTCGAAGGCGACCTCCTCGTCGGCGGTCACTCCCTCGGCGCCCCACCCGTCGCGGGACGTCGTCAGGATATCGACGACGCGGTCCTTCAGCTCGATCAGCTCGAGGAGCGACCCGGGCGCCTCGGAGTCCTCGACGAACGACGTCGACGCGTCGACGAGCGCCCGGACCTCGAACTGTTTTTCCTCGAGCCGATTGTTCCGCTCCGAGGAGCTCCCCGAGACGCCGATCGCGACGAGCGGGTCGGCGTCAGTCTCTCGGGCGATCTGCGCGGCGACGACGTCGCCGTCCGCGCCGAGGAGGTCGGACGCCTCGGCGTCCTCGTCGACCCACCGCAGCGAGTCGGCGAGGAGCTCGGCCGTCCGACCGTTCTCGTGGGACGTCATCCGAGCCCCACCTCCGCGGCGGCGTCCTCGATCGCCTCGAGGAGCCGGTCAAGCGCCCACTCGATGTTATCGTACAGCCCGGAGCGGAGGAAGCGGTGCTCCTCGATGCCGGTCTCGGCGATGGATCGGGCGACCGGGTACGCGAGGTCGGCGTCACCGAGGACGCGCGAGGCCCAGCCGCGGAGCTCCGACGGCGGCGGGAAGAACGGGTCGGTCCCCTCCTCGAGCGGCCGCGCGTACTCGACGTTCGTCCCGATGACGATTCGGAAGAGCGTCCCGCCGACGGTCTCGGTGAACCCCTCGATCGAGGACGAGAGACGCCCCTCGTCTGCCGGCGCCTCCTCGTCGGCCGTCCCCCTCATGCGCGAGACGATATCGTCGCCCGCGCTATCGAAGGCGTCCTCGAGCGCGGCCGGGAGCGCCTCGATCGACTCGCGGAGGTCGGCCGGCGATCCGCCCTCCCACGTCAGTGTTGCCTCCATTAGTCTGCTCTGGCGAGCTCGGCCTCGATCGAGACGACCTGTCCACGGCGATGGTCCATCTGTTGATCGAGCCCGCGGATCTCGTACCTGGTCGATTCGCCGTCGACGTCGACGACGTCTCCCTCCTGAAGGACGTCTGCGAGGCCGGCGCCGAACGTCGCGACGGCCGGTCGCTGGACCCGCTCGCCAGAGTCATCACGGACGAACGAGGTCGACCGGCCGACGAACTGGCAGCTGACACCCTCGGCGATCGTCTCGAGGGACGTCGTCGAGTCGCTCGAGGTATCGTCGACGGGCTCGCCGATCGCGTTCGTCTCGACATCCTCGTCGTCCGGGTTGAGTTCCCGGTACCGGAGGATCGTCGCGCGATCCGTCAGGGACGCCTCTACTCGGGCCCTCATATCAGCATCGCGCCTCCGCTCGAGCCGTACGAGTCGGGACGGTACTGCGAGACCGTCGACTGGACTGAGCTGATGATCGCCTCTGGCGGCCGGTAGGTCGCCGACTGGCCGCTCGGGACCGATTCCGACTCGACGCCGTCGGTCGTCCGGCGCTCGAGCCGCGACCGGACGAGACGCACGAGCGCGTCGACGACGGGCCCAGGGACCTCGTCGTATCCGTGCGTGTACGTGACCTCGATCGCGCCTCGCGGCCACGAGTACACGTCGGCCGAGTCGAGAATCGCGAGGTGCGTCTCCCTGACCCGGACGTCGTCGACGGTGATCGTCGCGTCGGAGTCGAGAAGGTCGATCGAGGTGACGTCGACGAGCGGTCGGTTCGGGAGGACGAGGTCCTTCCCGTTTCCATCGACGGCTTCGCTCTCGAAGACGGTCGACGTCGACGTCGTCTCGACGAAGCGAGCGTCCGCATACTCCTCTCCTTCGATCCGCGCCGACTCCTCGTCGAGGTACTCCTTGAGGACGCGATCGTACTCCGTCATGCCGTCGGCGTCCTCCTCCTCGTCGTTGAGGAGTCGCGCCTCGGGAGTCGTCGCGAGCTCGCGTCGGAGCCGCTCGACCGTCAGGTATCGTTCCGGGTCAGGCATGATTTACTCGAGTCGGATGAAGTCGCGGACGATTTTCGTCTCGGAGTCGAACTCGGCCGCGACCTCGATCTCGTACGCGCCGGGCCCGTTCGCGTCGGCGTCGGTGTCCCACACGTACTCGAACACCCCGGTCGACTCGTGCGTCATCGAGGCCGCGGAGATGACCTCCGTATCGTCCGAGTTGTCTGTAATCGTTACCTCGGCGTCGGGTGTCCCGTCGGCGTCAGTATCGTCGGAGTCGACGGCAGCTCCGTCGTCCGAGTAACTGACTTGGATCGGGACGTCCTCGCCGGCGTACGCTCGTTCCAGTGCCATCTTAGTGTCCTCCTGCGGTTAGGGTCGCCTCGACGCGGCCGTCCTCGAGGCGCGCGGAGACGCCACTGATATCGAGGTCGGCGTCGACGCGGCCTGGGTCGCCGAATCTGATTTTCGAGCGGTGCATCAGTCGCTCCTCGATCGAACCTCGGCGGAGTACGTCACTCCGCCGGACGACTCGATTTCGACGCGATTCGTCCGCGGGACCTCGACCGTGACGCTCGCGGTCTCCGCGAGCGTCTCCTCGTGCGCCGTGTACGTCGCGACGCCGCCGTCGAAGCGGACGGTCAGGGTATCGTCGGCAGCTCCCTCGAGGTCCTCGAGTTCGACGCAGACGATCGGCGCCGGGATTTGCTGTACGTCGGCGTCGACGGGATCGCCGGCCGTCAGGGAGACGGAGTCGACGATCGCCTCCGCGACGTTCCACGCCGGCATCAGTCGTCGCCTCCGTCTCCCGTGAGCTCGCTGCGCCGCTCGGCGACGGCGTCGATCACGGTGTCGGACGTCTCGGCGTCCTCGATCGACGCGAGGTACTGATCGGCCTCTCCCTCGAGGACGATTGACTCCCGCTCGGTGTACTCGACATCGAGCCACTCCTCCGAGTCGAAGTCGTCGGGCTCTTTGTCGGGAGAGTCGGAGATATCGGCAGTGTCGGGTCTGGAACCTTCCGTTTGAACGGTGTTACCCCCTGCGTTTGACCCGGAAGGTTCGGGCTCCGCTGTAGTCGCCCCGGCCCCGGCGGGCTCGAAGTACTGCTTCTCCTCGAGGAGCCGCTCGCCGACCTCGCGATCGACGTCGACGACATCACCGGGCTCGGAGCTGAAGCCGGGCCCACGGTACGTCGACGGGGAGTCGTTCTCTCGATGATGAATCTTCATGGATCAGCTACCTCTTAGGCCGGCGTCGGGTCGTCGAGGTTCTCACCGATCACCATCGCCTCGCCCTGCTCGACGGCGAAGTCGATCCGCGAGGTGACGCCGTACTGCGCGAACAGGTCGTTCTTGACGACCTTCTCGGACTGGGTCGTCACGTTGACCCGCATATCGCGGTGCGGCGCGAAGATGAGGTTCTGCGGGTCCGTCAGGAAGACGTCGCCGATATCGACGGCGCTCGAGGCGACGAGCGGGTAGCCCGTCGGCGTCGGGGCCTGACCACCGGAGAGCATCTCGTCGCCGAGCGGAGTGTCGCGGTTCGAGAGGTCCTCGCGGTACGCGACGACCTGCTTCGGGTGCGCGACGAAGACCGGCGACGTCGCCTGAAGGTACTTCTCCGGCATCGAGTACGTCAGCTCGAACAGGATGCTCGAGTTGAGGGTCGTCCCGGCCTTGTCGGAGACGTCGGCGCCGTCACCCTCGGCGGAGACCTTCCATCCGTCGAGGATCGAGAAGAACGGGTGCGGGTCACCGGAGCCGTCGCCGACCGTCTCACTCGTATCGCCCTGGAACGCGAGCGTCTCGAGGTCGAACTGATACTGACCCGTGAACTGCGAGAGGATGATTTCGGCCGTGTTCTGGTACTCGATCGTGTCCTCGACGGTCTCCCGGGAGAGGTCCCACCCGAAGCCGACCTTCGTGACGTCGATGTTCACCTTCCCAGTGTTGACAGTCTCGTCGGAGACCGCGTTCCCCTCGCCGACCTCGCGGAGGAGTCGCTCGCCGACGCCGATCCGGTCGATCTGCGCCTCGGGTCCGTCGACGGGACGGCGCCGGACGCGATCGAGGAAGTCCGACTCCTCGATCACTTCCTGATAGAACTCGGCGAACTGCTGGCGGTTGAGCTTCCCGCCGTCGGCGAAGTCGCCGGTCGTGATTTCCTTGATGACCTCCGCGTTCTTGTTTCGGATCGCAGAGAGCGTCTGCGATCGGTCGAGCGTCCGCCCGTCGGAAAGTTTGACTGTCGCCGTCATCGGGTGAAGACCTCCTTCTCCGCGTCGATCGCCTCACGCTTCGTCGACTGCTCGTCATCGCCGCCGGAGCCACCGAGCTGATCGGTGTCGGCCGCGTCCTTCGCGACCGCGTCGACGCGATCGTCGATCGAGTCGACCTTCTCGGTCAGCTCCTCGAGGCGATCGGCGAGTTCGACGTCGTCGCCGGAGCCGCCGTCAGCACCGTCCGCGTTCTTGTCCGTCCCGTCGCCGGCGTCGCCGCCGTCGTCGGGGAGTCGCTTCTCCATGTCTTCGACTTTCTCCTCGAGTCGCTCGAGGGTCTCGGTGATTTCTCCCATATTAAGTTCGATGTCCGCCTCGTCCGCGAGGTACGCGCCGAACTCCTCCGTGACGGGGAGCTGATCGCGCTGCTCGCGTCGGTAGTTCCGGTACTCTCGCATCGCCGAGTCTGCGGCGAATAGAACCTCGTCGTCGAGTTCGTCGGCTCCGGTCGTCCAGAGCCACTCCTCGAACTCGGCGTACGACGCCTCGCCCTGACTGTCGACGAACCGCTCGAGCGCGACCGAGACGAGGTCGCCCTGCTCGGCCGTCAGTTTCTCGACGTCGACGTCGTCGCCGGCCTCGAGGCCAGCGGCCTTCTCCGCCGGATCGGAGAACGACGTCAGGTCGAACGAGTACCGTGTGTCGTCCGTAAATCGGTTCCACTCGTGATCCATGTCCGCCGCCAGCGTTGCCTCGATCGCGTCGTGCGCGGCCATCAGGGTCTCGCGATTCTGCTGATTGAGGGTCCGCCCCTCCTTCGTGACCGTGACGGCCTTCGTGATCGTCGGGCCCGCGTCCTGGAGGGTCGCGGGCTCGATCGAGTCGACAAGTTCGAGGACGTCGTCGTCGACGGCGCCGTTGGAGACGTCCGTGCCGGAGAACGTCTTTCGGAGCCGCTTCAGAAAGCCGACGTCCTCGTCGTCGAGGTCGCCGCCGGCGGATTTGTCTGTCTGGTTGCTCATTTCATGTTTCGACCTCGCGTCGCTCCCGCGATCGGCGACGTCGGCCGCGTCGACGAGTGCCTTCATCGCCTCCGACTTCCCGACGCCGGTCGACTTCTCGACCGACTCGAGGTACTCGTACAGTCGCTGAGCGTCGTCCTCGGAGTGACCGCGCTCCGTGAACGTATCGACGAAGTCATCGACGCCGTCGGCGTCGTCGACGAGGTTCTTCTCGAGTGTCGACTTCGCCGTCGTGTACATGGCCCGCGGGACGGCCGGGATATCGACGTCGGAGATCTCGGTGATGAATCCGTTTTTGATTTCGACGAACTCGTCGATCCGATCGACATCGACGCCGGCCGGGACGGAGACCTCGTCGGGGAGCTCCTCGAGGGAGCTGTACGTTTCCTGCTCGGAGACCTCGCCGCCGATCGAGAACCCGGAGAGAATCCCGTCCTCGACGAGCGACCACAGCTCGTCGTCGTGATACTTCCGGGTCGCGTACTCCGTCCCAGCCGGGTACTCCTCGCCGTTCAGCTCGATCGGCTCGTCCGCGACCTCGTGCTCGACCAGCTCGGCCGCGTCGTCAGGGAAGCGCGCGTGCATGACGCCGTCGTTGACGTCCGGTGCGTACATCGCCGTGACCGCCTCCGGTCGGAGGAAGTCTCCCTGGCGATCGAGCTCCCACGGGACGAGAACGGCGCCGGTCGCCGTTCGATCGTCCGTGTCGAGCTCCTTGATCGCGACAGTTTTCGAAAAGCGACGCGGCTCGGAATCGGGATTCATGTCTTTGTGTACCTCACGCCGGAACAGCCCTCGAGCAGAGGCCCGGCGAGGGCATGCCGTCATCGGCGTTGTTACAACTTCTCTACACTACCGCTCGTCAGAACCAGACCGTCCCGCCGTCGAGGATCGTCTCGAGCTGCTCCTCCGTCAGCTCGTCCTCGAACACCGGGACGACCGAGCACCGGCAGTTCGCGAGTTCGCCTACCGGGAGCGACGGGTCGCCGGGATATCGCGCGGAGTGTCCGCCGACGTCGAAGGTCCCGTCGACGGTGACGACCTGACCGTCGGCGCCGCCGTGTGACTCCCGCTGCCGACCGTCGAGATTCGCGACCCACCGCTCCCCGATGACGCCGTCGGCGTCCTCGTGCGCCGAGTGGCTGCCCGTGTTCGACGTCGAGACCGTCGCCGTCCGCGCTGCTCGGCGAGCGACCGCGTCGTCCAGGTGATCGTCGTAGTACCCGCCGAGTTCGTCGACGATATCGTCGATCGAAAGCCCCTCCTCGTGCGCCGATCGGAGCCACCGGGTGGTGTCCTCCGTGATCGTCTCGAGCGTCGAGCCCGCGGCCTCGTCGACCCAGTCGTCGATGACGTCGAGCGTCCGATCGGGGACGACGTCGTACGATATCCCAAGAGAGTGACGACGCTCGGCGAGCTCCCGACCGGCCTTCGCACCGCGCTCGCCGCCGTCGGAGAAGACGGTCTCGAAGTCGGCCGTGTACTCCCCGACGCGATCCTCGAGCTCGACGCGGATCGAGTCGAGGGAGGCCAGGTCGTCCTCGTCGGCACCGGCGACCCACGCCTCGATATCGTCCTCGACGGGGCCGAGGGAGCCGCGGTATTCCTCGAGGAGCCAGTTAAACGCCTCCTCGACCTCGGGAGAGAACTCGACTTTCGTCAGAACCCGCCGAGGAGCGCCGACCTTCCGAGCGACGTCGACCGTCATCGGTCAGTCATCGGCCTCCGCGCCGGCGCGACTGATCCGCGCCGTGTGCTTCGCTGACTCGCGGACGTCGTCCTTCGCGTCGGCGATCGCCCCCTCGAGCGCTGCACCAGGCCCTTGCTGTACCATCAACTCGGAGAGAAGCGTCGTCGCGAGGGAGTCATCCATCCACTCGGGTTGCGGCTCGAGGCCGAGGAGTTCCCGCGCCTCCCTGACGATCATGCCGGAGCCGATCGCGTCGACGATGATCTTCGCGACCTCGGCCTCCTCGCGCTCGTTCTCGGCCCCCTTCGTCGCGAACTCGACCGTCCAGTCGTCGACGTCGAGGATCTGCTGGTGGATGATCCGGTAGATCCGGCCCGCAAACCGCTCCTGCGCGGGCTCGATGACCTCCTTCGTGAAGTCACGGACGGCCTCGCGGATGTTCGCTCGGTTCGAGTCCTCCATGACGCCGACGAGCTGCGGAGGGATCTCGTGGACCTTCGCGATATCGTGCTCGTTCCGGTCCCGATACTCGCCGAACGACTGGTCCTCGTCCCCCATCTGCGTGAGCGGCTCGATCCTGATTTGCGCCTCGCCGCTCCCGCTCCCGTCCCCGTCGAGGTTGATCCCCTGCTCGGCGAGTTCCTCTGCCTCGAGGACGGCGACGCGCCGACCCTCTTCGTCGCGGAGGCCGCGGATCAAGTTGCGGACGTCTTCACGGGAGTCGTCGGTCAGACGGCCTCCCTCGACGACAACGAAGTACTGACCCATCGCATCCCACTCGAAGAACTCCCGATTGAAGCGCCGTGCCTCGTGATCGCCGACCATCGTCTCGATTTCGGAGACCCACGCCGGGATGCCGTAGTATAGGGTGTTCGGATGTGGGTTCGGGATAAAGAGGATCTCGTTCGCCGGGCTCTCCGGTCGCTCGCCCTTCGAGACCTCTCCCGACTGTTTGTCAACGTACACGGGTTTCGCTTCCTCGCCGTCAGGAGTCGTCCGGTGGCGATCGCCGGCCTCGGCGAAGTACCGCGTCTCGCCGTTTCGCTTCTGTACGTATCCGTGGCCTGCGACCTGGCTCTCAGAGGAGTCGGCCTTCCTGACCCGGACGGATTTCGCCGGGAGGTGCGCGAGCCCGGCGAGGTCGTCCGTCGCCGTGTAGATCAGCTCGATCGAGAGCCAGCCGATGCCATGAAAGTCCTGACGGGCTTGCTCAAACACCTCTGTCGGCGTCGACGCCGGTGTCCCTCGCGGGCCTGTCTTCCAGACCGTGTCTCGGCCCCACCAGAAGTCTTCGGCCGTCTCCTTCTCCTCGTCGCTCGGGTCGTCGGCACGATCGTGCGGGACGAGGTCGAACCCAAAGCCGACCTCTCGAGACGCCTTCTTCGCGACGGCGACCGCGTGGGTCCCGTTCAGCTCTTGGAGCGCTGCGAGACGCGCCGGCGGGTACGGCGGCTCGACACCCTGGCCGACGGAGACGCCGACGTTCCGCTCGTCGAGTTGGGTCGTTGACGCGGCCGAGTCGAGCGCCTTCGAGACGCCGATCGTCGACGCCGCGAGGTTGACGTGACCGTCCTCGTCAGTCACGGGCCGGCACCTCAATTACGATCCCGTGGGCGGGACAGTGTGGTTTCCCGGCCCGCCAGACGACGTCCTCGGGCCGAACGAGCATCTTGCACTTCGGGCACTCGCGGACGGCCGACCGACGGGCGGCTTCTCGAGCGGCGGCCTCGATCGCCTCGGTGTGGATCTGGGCCGTCTGCTGGGCCGTCGCCGCCTGGGCGTGCTGGGCCGCCGTCGCCGGGACCGGGGACGGGGCGGTAATCCCACCGTCCTCGAGGGCGCCCCCGCCGACGAGCGCCGGGTCGAGTTCGTCGTCACTCATCGCCGACCACCCAGTCCTCGCCGTCCTCCCACTCGACCTCCTCGACCGGGACGTGCTCGCCGCAGCCGGCGCAGAAGGTCTTGGTGTAGTACTCAGGATCGCGGGCAACGGACACCGGCAGGTCTCCGGTCATCGTTGTCGTAGAGCCGCACCCGTCCACGTGGACGTAGGTATCGCGAGGCTTCTGCACGAGGTCGCCCTCGTCGATGGTCGGGTAATTCTCGTACTGGCCGTCCTGCCGCTTCTCGCCGTAGTCGAAGTTGTCTGGCGGTGATCCGTCACTCATCGGCCTGGTCACCTCCGTCGTCGCCGTCGACGTCGTCGAGCGCCGATCGGACATCGTCGACCGTGTCGTTCCCGCCAGCGATGCCGCACTTCTCTCGTGTTTCTGAGTTGTCATCTGTCATAGGAAACTAACGCCTCCGTTGTTGTCCCCATCGCCGCTGTGATGTTCACGGCGACGGGCAGCCGCAGCGATCCGGTCCAGCGCCGACGCCGCCAGTGCGTACGCGTCGACGCAGTCGTCGTGTCCCGTGTCGGGTGCGTGGTAGCGCGTGTACCCGCCGTCGGTGACCTCCTTCTCGAGTTGCCGGAGCTCGAGTCGGAGCTGATCGAGTGCCGGAACGCTCGGCGCAGTCAGTTCACCCGTCTCGACGCGGGTGACGAGGTCCTCGATCAGCGACTTCTTCGTCTGCTTCGAGAACTTCACCGGATCGAGCGTGACGCCAGCCTGGGCGATGTCTGGGATGATCTTGTTGTCTCGCGAGGCGTCGGGAAGGACGATCCCCGGATACTCCGCGTGGACCTGCTTGACGTCGTCCTCGATCGTGTCCCAGCCCTCGTTCTGGTTTCGCGAGAAGTAGGCCAGATCGCCGACTGCGTCGATCGCGACCGTCACGCGGTAGTCCCGGTGGCGTGCGAAGTCGACGCCGACCGCGAACGGTGGCGTGCAGTCGTCGGGGTCACGCTTTGCCTCGCCGATTCCTTCGACGACGTCTCCCTCGAGGCCGTAGGTCGCCGTGAACAGACGGTCGCCGAGTTTCTTGAATACCTGGCCGCCGTCGTCTGGCAGATCAGCCAGATACTCCTGCTGGAAGATGTGGTCCGGGACGCTGCCCTTCTTGTCCATCGGATCTTCGGCGATGAACGGGTTCGCCGCTGACGTCGCGTGACTCGAGAAGTACTCCGGGTGGTCAGACGACTGGCCGAGGTCGAAGTAGTGTTGGAAATAGGATCGAGGACGGGCCGGTTTCGAGATGAACAGCGACGATCCCATCGTGTCCATCAACATCGGCTCGAGGTCGTTGTACCAGAGATTATCCGGCATGTAGTCCGCCTCGTCGATAACGTGCCGATCGACACCCGCTCCCTGCAGTGTGTCTGGGTATGCAAAAGTCCGAAATTGGCAGTTGACACCGTTGATGAGGGTGATCTCGTACGGTTCAGTCTCCGACTTGCTCTCGATCCACGAGTCAGGGAGTGCGTTCTTGAGAGGTTCGAAGCCGTACCGGTACGCCTGGTCGTAGGATGGACCGACCCACCAGATGACCGTGTCCTTCGGATCGTCACTCCCCCACTGACTCGCCGACGGATCTCGACCGAGCTCGAGAATGTCGATGACGCCGACGATGTTCTTCCCCGTCCGCCGGCCCCATTTCGCGACGCGATGACGGGCGTCCGACTGGAGCAGCTCACGCTGCTTCTCGTGGACGGAGTACTGCGGCGCCGGCGTCAGTGGCGTCCGGCCACCAGTGTCGGTAGCTCTACTCATCGTTGCCATCGTCCTCCGAGGAGTAGGTGACGAACTCGGCAGTCACGTCGTGTGATGCATCGACGTCGGCGTCCATGTCGACCTCGCGCTTCTCGGTCTTGACGTAGTCGTAGGAGCGCTCGAGGACGAACTCCGGGTCGACGTCCTGAATGAGCTCGCGCTCGGCTTCGCTTCGCGCGCGTTCGAGCGACTCCGAGAAATCCTCGTGGGCCTCACGCCAGTTGTGAAGCGTCGAGACGCCGATGCCGGCGACACGGGCGATCCCCTCGTAGGTGAGCCCCTCGCGAGCCGCGTTGAGGATGTCGTCCTCGTACTCCTCGAGCAGCGACGGCCGGCCCTTTCCACTGCCCCCGCCCTTGAGGATTGCCTGGGCTGACGTCTCCCCGAGCATGTGGACGGCGGCGAGTTCGTCGGCGCTCGCTGCGAGGACCTCGTCGACGGTCTCGAAGCCGGCCTCGTACAGCTGTTCGGCGATCGCCTCGCCGACGCCGTCGATCTCGGTGAGGTCCTCAGTCATGGTCACTTGTCCTCGGAGTCGTCTTTCGACTGGCCACCGTCAGGGAGAGTGACGGCGTTGAGTGCGCGCTTGACCTCGAAGTCCCACATCTTCCCCAGGACGGTGAACGCGATCGCGGTCGTCCCGATCACGATCTCGTAGCGTGCCGGGTTCGCCCCGGTGAACATCGGAGCGACCACGATCGTCGCCCAAACGCCGAAGAGGATCAGCGTCGCGATCGTCCGTTCAAGAGTTTCCTCGTCAGGCATCAGTGTCCTCCCCAGGCAGATGAGTTCGATTTTCGCGCGGTCCAGCGGGTCGTCCGAATTCGGTTTGACAGACATGGCATCTATCGAGCCTCCTCGAGCCGTTCGATGTCGAGCCCAGCGTCTTCGAGAATCCGCTTGACCTCACGCGTCCCGAGATCGCGATCGAACGACGCTTCGCGGAGATGCGGGCCCTTGTGCATCAGCGCCGACGGCTCCTCGTGGGCATCGATTGTGCCATCGGCGAACAGTCGAACGTGCAGTTGGCGGAACGGGAGCTCCGAATGCGCGTGCGGATCATAGTGGAACCGGACCAGGTTCGCCTCCTCGCCCTCGTAGTGATAGCTCAGGAGCCAGTTCGGCGTGAAGCCGGCCCAGGCCAGCTCCTCAACAACGCGGTTCGTCGACGCGTTCGGATCCAGCGTCGGCGCGTCCTCGGTCCGGGAGACGCGGAAGTAGCGAGCCCGACCGCGTCGGATCGCGTCCTCGACGAGCCGAAGCGTCTGGTCGTCCTGGAGGACGTCGTCAAGCAGCTCCTCGGGGTCGAGTTCGTTCAGCGCCGGCACCGTGAGGTTCTGGACCATTACGACCGCCCCCTGCGAACGCCGAGCTTCACGGCCAGGCGGAACAGTTCCGTGTCGTAGCCTTGGAGCGTCTCCCGTTCCTTCCCTGCGCGGACGGTCTTCCGGAGGATCCGCTCGTCGACGGCGACGCCGGCCTCTCGAAGCCGCTCGATCAGCGGTGTGGTAAGCCGAAGCGCCTGGATCTTCGAGAGCGTCTCCGACTCGGCCCAGCAGCCGATCCGCGAGCAGCTTCGGCAGGTCGTCTTTGGAACGCCGCGCTGGATCTCGCCATACATGGCCTGGCCCTGGGCGGTCGGGCAGGGATCTCGCGAGTCGACGTCCTGCTCAAGCGTTGCGCGGGCAGTCCGGTGGTGGTCCTGGACGTCGAGCGGCTCGGCGCGTCGATCGAGGCGGGCCTCATCGATGTCCTTCACGTGCTCGAAACAGCCATTACAGATCCGGGGATTGTACCAGATCAGTCGGTCGAACGCCTCGCCCGGCGAGACGTGCCCGTCTGTGGGGTCGGGAGAAGTTGTCGTACTCATGGTGAGAATAGCGTCGCTGCAGGGCGGACGACGATCACGGCCGCCGACGAGCGTCGGCGACTCCCGCGCCCTGTCGCGATCCGTTACCAGAAAATTTGGTTGCAGATTACTTACGATTGCTGGCCTGCATAAATATTATAAAGAACTTTTCGAGCGTCGCCGGAATCGCGCGTCTTAGCCAAATTGCACTGTTCTCCGAGCCGATCCAAAGCGAACCGAACAGTCGGCTCGGGGAGGTTCGTTCGATCGATTAACTGAGCGACCGTGAGCGGCCCCTCTCGATCGAGGACGTCGTAGACGTAGTTGGCACTGGGCGGCAGGTCCTCGGGCACCCCTTCGTGACCGGTCGTTTGGTCAGTCACTCGGGGGGTCACCCACACTGACCGCCGATCGCCAGTCCCACTCACCACCTCCGGACTCGGTCGTTGCCGTCTCTTCGTGTTCACTGGACACAGTGGGGTCTCGGATCGCCAACGACCACGTATAGGAGTCCAATACGTGGTCCTTGGCGGTTAGTTGCGACGTGGTATCGACGACGCCCGCGTTCGGCGCCCCACTGTCGGCATACACGGTCGCGCCGTGGTCGCCCGCCTTCTCGAAGGCCTGGACCGCTGGCTTCCCGACGTCGTCATCCGTCAGCCGCGAGAGCGTCGTCCGGACGTGTTCCTTCGAGCACTCTACCGACTCGGCGATCTCCCGCGCTGTCTGCGCGCCGGCGTCGCTACGAAGTTCGTCGACGATTGCCCGCTGCGTCTCGGTGAAGATCCACTCGACGCCAGGCACCTCGACGTCGGCGAGGCCGGCGGGCATCGCGTCAGTTCGAACAAATACCGTTGCGTGGGAGTCGTCCTCACCGGGGTCCCGGGCGTACCGACCGGCGGCCTGGGCGGTGTGGTTCTCGCGAACGCTCGCGAGGATCTCCTGAGCGATATCCGAATCGGGGCCCTCGAACCCGCGACCGCGGGCTCGGTGCTCGTCACCGTCATCGTCGACGACGGTCTCCGGTGCCGCTTCGAGATCGAGCTCGGCGAGCAGGTCGACCACGTAATCGTCGCCGGGATCGATACAGCCGTTCACGAGGCCGACGCGCTCGTGCGCGAAGTCGTTCCGGGACTTCTCCTCGCCGTAGTGCATCGTCGACGGATCGACACAGCCGGCCTCGTCCATTAGCTGCTGGAGTTGCCCCTCGACGGCCGACGTCGTGATTGCGGTGCGGACTCGCTCGGCACCGTACTCGTCGACGAGATGCTCGAGAAGCGCGCGGACCTGCCCCTCGTTGAAGTACTCGCCGCTCGCGAGCGGTCGGGTCGCATCGCCGACCTGGACGACGCGAAGGCCACGCTCGAAGCGTCGCCAGAGCTGGCGCTCTTCGGAGTCGAGGACGTCCTTGATCTGGATGCTCGGATGGACGTTCACCATCCACTTCGGTCGGGCCGGCCAGGCGTCGAGGCCGACCACGCTGCGGGTCTGCGAGAAGTCCGGCGCCGACCGGACGGTCCGAATATCGTTGTCCTCGTCGAGCGTGACGCTCACCCACTCGCGGTTCCAGGCATCGTCGTCGACGGCCTGGGCGTCGAGGCGCGGGGGCTCGTGGGGCGTCTTCCCGAAGCGCCGCCCGTTCGCCCGCTCGTCGGCGTTGAAGATCGCCCGTGCCAACGCCGGCGCCAGAGTGTGGGCTCGCTCGTCCTCGAAGTAGTGTTCGAGCGGCGGCTCCTGGTGGAGCGCGTCGCGCAGCTGCTCGCGCTCCGCTGCGGCGTCCGTTCCATACTGGTCGTTCAGCGAGAGCTGGATAAACGCCTCCCAGGTCGTGACCGGCGCGTCAATCGCCTGGAGGTAGGCGGTCACCGCTTTCTCGACCCGTCCCTTGGAGATGTCCTCTTTGAAGTCGGGCTCCTCGTCGATCACGAGGTTCGTCCCGAGGCGAAGTCCCGGGACGTGCGCGAAGTTGTGGGTCGCGAAGACGACGTCGACATCGTCGCGAACAGCGCGGTACGACTCCCACTGGGAGATCGCGGGGCACGTCGACGGCGTCTCCTCGAAGTCACACTCCTCTTCGTCGTACGTCGTCTCGCCGGAGCAACACGGCAGGTCGACGTCCTGGTCGTTGTGCTCCTTGAGGCGCTGGTGGGCCGCCGAGAACGGGATCCCCCGACCCTCGCACATATCCGCGAGCCACTCGGAGGCGGCCGTCCCGTTCATCGTGATCGGCGTGTACTCGAGCTCCTCGTCGGCGTCCGCAGCAGGCGGGTCGTAGCCACCGGCGGCGACGTCGCACGCCTCGTGCCGGGACTGCAGTGCGAAGTAGTCGACGTCGGCCTCGCGAGCGGCCTCGATCGCCTCGATCGCCTCGTCGCGGGCGTCGCGCGTCGCGTGGAGATGGACAACCGGCGCGTTCCCGGTGACGCCGTCGAGCGTCGCGTCGTTGTTCCAGGGTGTCGTCGCGACGGTGTGGGACTTGCCGAGCGACGTCGGCGCGTCGACGACGGCGGTGTCCTGGTTGCGCATCACCTCGGTGATCGTCGCGAAGAGCTCGTCGCGTGCTTCGCGCGTCGACGGCCAGTCGAGACCGCGCTTCTTCGCCGCCCGCTTGCGCTCGTGGTGATCGAGCGCTTCGAGCTGCCCGAGTGGGAGCGCGCTCGTCGGTTGTGCTGACCCCTCGGTTTCGCCTCCAGAATCTGGTTCGTACTCGGGGATCGCGAAGCCGAGATCCTGAAGATGCTCAACACCTTGGAACCACTGCTCACCTCGGACGCCACCGGCAGCCTGCTCGGGTCGGAGCTCGCCGGCGTCGATGAGCGCCATGACGACTGGACCTCCGTAGCCGCCGCGATCGCCGGTGTCCTGCCAGATCTGGTCGTCGACGACGTTTGCGGTCCCGTTCGAGTTCTTCCCCCAGGTCGGGTAGAAGGCGCGCTTCCCGTCACTCGTCGAGGCGTCGTCGTTCCAGGTGTGGACGATCGTCCGTTTGGCGACATCGCGAGCGTCGAGACGATCCAACGCCGCGAAGACATCGCGGATGTCGCTGGTCGTCTCGTCGGTACTCGTCGCTGCGGGCTCGTAGTCCGAGAGATCGTAGTCATCGCGATCGGTTGAGAGATCCTCGCGCTGCGCGGTCGCGACGTCGTCGTTGGCCTCGAGCAGCGCGTCGAGGACGTCGGCGTTCCACTCGCGGATCTCGGTCGGTGTCCCAGGGACGTGTTCGCCGGTCATCACGCAGACTCGCTTGCCGGGATACATCTCGATAGAGGGGAGCTCGTCGTTCGATCCCCAGGGCTCGTCGTCGAGTCGCCAGGAGGCTTCCTTCACGCCGTCGGGGAGCTCCCCGCGGAAGATCGCGTGCGCGCCGGCGCCGGACTGGGAGACGTCGGCGTAGGTGAGCCCAAGGTGTTCGAGGATTGCGATGAACGCCGGATGAACCTCGCCGGTCTCGGGATCGCGGACGTCGTCACCGTCGACGTACGCGAACGGGTCGTCAGGCTGTTGGAGGAACGCCCGCCCGTCGAGACGGGGATCGACCTCGGCCATCGCGATGGTCTCTCCGTCGGCGTAGTTCTCGGTGTAGCCCCACTTCCAGCGCGCGTCGCAGTTGCACTCGTCGGTCGTAGCGGCCGCGTGCTCGTCCTTCGTACACGGGGCTGGCGCATCGCGGTCAGCCCACGGCGCGAAGGGCTTCTTCTCGACGTGGCCCATCCACTGCTCGCGCTCGAGGAGCTCCGGCGGATAGACATCGGACTCCGGCGCGTCGAACTCGGCGTCAGCGTAGCTGCCGTTGGCGGGCGTTCGATCGTCGGTCGGGGATTCGGTGTCGGGAGTCTCGTCGGCCTCCTGGTCGTCGTCAACGTCGACGATGTCGGACTGCTCGTCTCGATCAGCGAGCTGAACGCGGGGATCGTCGAGATCGCCGACGAGTTCGAGGGCGTCGGTACTTCGGATCGCGTCCTGGATCTCACGCTCACCCCAGCCGTTGGCCTGTGCCTGCTCGACGAGCTCGTCGCGGGGAACAGGATCGTCCTCGTCAAGACCGAGGTAGCCGCGGGTCTCCCAGAGGAGCCCTTTCCAGTCGGGCGCCCCCGTCAC